TAATATTACCGGATGGCCGCCGTTTGTCCTATGTTTGGCGGGTGATTTGACAGTTTGTCTCTTTTGCTTTGTTTGTCCAATGCGATGAATGCATTGGGGGTTATTTATAACCGTGTGGGCCCGTTATATACTTAGGTATGAAGTAGTTATTTTGAATTTGAAATGTGGGATCCATTATTGCACGATTTTCCGGAAAGCCTCCATGGCTTTCGGTGTATGCTTGCTGTAAAGTACCTTCTTTGTGTCTCGTCTCTGTACCCTGTACAGTCTGTGGGGTTCGAGTTGCTGAGGGATTGCATTAGTGCGGTGCGCACTCGTTCGTATGACGAAGGGTCGTGTAAGTATAGTGCCCTTTGTGCGAAGGTTAGGTCCACGTCTGAAGGGGAACTCACCCAGACGAGGACCCCGCTATGTTGTTGCCCGCACTGCCCCCGTCATATCGGCCGTGACCGAGTGGAAACGGAGACCAAGGAACCGGAACCCTAAGTCGTCTAAGAAGGATGTTGTTCCTTTCGGCTGCGAGGGTCCTTGTAAGGTTGAATCGTTTTCTGATAGGTATGAAGTGAAGCATACCGGTACTGTTTGTTGTTTGTCTCAGATTTCCCGTGGGAATGGTTTGAAGCAACGCATTGGGAAGAGGATTACTATTAAAAGTATTTACTTACTTGGTAAGGTGTGGTTGGACGGTAGTAACCGCATTTCCAATCATACTAATGTCTGTATATTTTTTGTCGTTAGGGATAGGCGTCCTTCTGTTACTCCTATCAATTTTGGTAGTTTATTTGATATGTTTGACGGTGAACCTGCTACGGCTTCTGTGAAGTCGGATCACCGTGATAGGTTTCAGGTGTTGTATCGTTTTCAGGTTTCTGTGTCTGGAGGGCAGTATTCTAGTCGTGATCAGACAGTTTTCCAGAAGTTTGTGAACCTCAATCATAGGGTTGTTTTTGATAATCAAGATGATGGTGTTTACGGGAATCATGATCAGAATGCGCTTCTTGTTTACATGGCTTGTTGCCATTCTACTAATTGGCTGTATTCTAGTATGAAAGCTAAAGTGTATTTCTATGATTCTGCAATGAATTAATAAAGTTTATATTTTATATCATGTTCTTCGTTTACAGATATGGTGTTCTCTAACACCTCGTACAGCACATGATCCACAGCTCTAATAACCGTGTTTAAACTGTAAACTCCTAATGAATCTAAAAACTTAAGAACTTGGTATCTAAAGACCCTCAAGAAACGCGATGTCTGAGGCTGTAGGCGGGTCCAGGTGCGAAAATTGAGGTAGCACTTGTGCATCCCCAACGCTCTCCTCAGGTTGTGGTTGAACCTGATTTGGAGGTGTATGATATCCGTGTCCGACAGGGCTGGTCTGATGTCGTGTTGGGTTATCTTGAAATAGAGGGCGTTTTGTACCGTCCAGGTAAAAACGCCATTCCTTGCGAGAGGTGCAGTGATGGGTTCCCCTGTGCGTGAATCCATGGTTGTGGCAGTCGATGTGGACGTATATTGTGCAACCGCAGTCTAGATCAATTCGCTTCCTGCGAATGATTTTCTTCTTCTTCGCTGCCTTGTGCGCTATCTTGACGTCCTGTGTACAATGGTTGGGATAGGAAGACGAAGATTGCATTCTTCAGTGCCCAATTTTTGAGTGTGGAGTTCTTCTCCTCATCGAGGTACTCTTTATAGCTTGAAGTTGGGCCTGGATTGCACAGGAATATGGTCGGTATGCCACCCTTGACCATTGTGGGCTTGCCGTATTTGGTGTTTGATTTCCAGTTGGATTGGCAGCCCATGAATTCCTTGAAGTGCTTGAGATAATGTGGATCTACGTCATCAATGACGTTGTACCATGCGTCGTTGGAGAAGTCTCTCGGAGAGAGATCAATGTGACCGCAGATGTAATTATGCGGTCCTAATGACCTTGCCCAGAGAGTTTTACCCGTACGACTATCACCTTCAACCACTATGCTTATCGGTCTAATTGGCCGCGCAGCGGAATGAACAACGTTATCGCACGCCCATTCCTCCATCTCTTCTGGTACCCTATCAAACGATGAACAAGTAAATGGACATTGAAATTGTGGTATGGGTGGGGGAAATAACCTGTCTAAATTGGCTGTGATGTTGTGGTACTGTAATAGGAATGACTTGGGATCTTTTTCTTTTAGTACAGTGAGGGCCTGTGATTTGTCGCCTGTGTTGATTGCTTCGGCGTACGTGTCGGCTGCCGTGCTGCCGCCTCGTCTAGTAGATCTTCCATCGATCTGGAAAACTCCATGATCAATGACGTCCCCGTCTTTCTCCATGTAGGTTTTGACATCTGAGCTTGATTTAGCTGCCTGAATGTTTGGATGGTAATGTGTTGTCCGCACTGGAGAGGTGAGGTCGAAGAATCGGTTGTTGGTGCAGACGAATTTGCCTTCGAATTGGATGAGGACGTGGAGGTGTGGTTGCCCATCTTCGTGCAGTTCTCTGCATATGCGTATGAATTTTTTGTTTGTTGGTGTTGTGGGGTTTTGCAGTTGGGCGAGGGTTTCTTCCTTGGTTAGTGTACATTGTGGGTATGTTAGGAAGTAATTCCTTGCTGATATGCGGAATCGTCTGGTTGGTGGCATTTTCGCAATTTTGGGAGTGTCACCGATTCGTTTTGGGTGTCACCAATTGCCTTCTATCCATATGGTTTGGTGACTGGTGTACAATATATAGAAGTACTAGTTCTATAATAGTACCTATGCGGATGGGTGCCTTCGGATTTGGATCTGCCATGATACACGTGGCGGCCATCCGTT